ATAAGCAGCGCCGATACTTCTGCTCTAGGTATGAGCGTGTTTGGAGCAGTCATCGATGAGATGAACTTCATGAGTAAAGTTAAGAAGTCAAAAAGGAATGTTAGGCAGGGAGAGGGTGAGTATGATCAAGCGGAGACTCTATACCGTACTATCCTTAGACGTATGGAATCCCGGTTTGCTGAGCTAGGTAGACTACCAGGGAAGCTATATTTGATTAGTAGTGCTAACTACGAAAATGACTTCATTGATAAGAAGGAGAGAGAAGCATTAGTAAATCCTAACATCTTTGTCATGCATATGGCGCAATGGGAGTCCTTCCAAAATAAGGACGGATCTCTCATGCGTAAGAAGTACTCCGGGAAGTTGTTTTTTGTCAGGAAGCCGACAGAGAATGCTGCTGGTGGTGTTTATGATGAGAGACCGGAAGTAGTAGGTGATGATACAGACAACATACTAGAAGTGCCTGTCGAGCATAGGGTAGCATTTGATAAAGATCTGATTGGATCTTTACGAGACATAGCAGGAGTAGCAGTTACCAGGACTAGTCGGTTTATAAATCCTGACTACATAAAGAATTCTTTTAATAAGTACGAGTCTATTTATGGCAAAGAGCAGATATTTACTCAGGATACAGTAGAACTGAGAATTGGCAGTGAGATTCAGGATTTAATCAATAGTACCTTTTTGAGAAGACTATCTCCTCACGGTCCTTTTGCAGTACATATAGATCTAGCTATATCGGGAGATTGTGCGGGAGTAGGTATTGGACACGCTATAGGTAATAGAGAAGTAAACTACCGACTGGTATACAATAAGGATACGGGAGAATTTAGTCGACAACCAAAAGGAGCACTCCCAGTCTTTGGTATCCCTGGACTACTCCAGGTAGTACCACCAGATGGCGGTGAGATCGAGATCCACATGCTTCGTGGCCTTGTTAGTGTTATATCAGACTACATACCTGTATACTGGCTTACTATGGATAGACATCAATCGGCTAGTACTTTACAGTACTTTCGAAGTCGCAATGTCAATACTAGCATACTTTCTGTGGATGCAAAACCAGATGCCTATATTGAAACTAAATTCGGGATTAAAGAGGAGCGAGTATATATTGCGCGTCATCAGGTAGTACTCGATGAGATGCCAATACTAGACCAAGACAATACTACTGGCAAGATCGATCATCCAGAAGGAGAGAGTAAAGACCTATCGGACTGTGTTGCTGGAGTAGTATTTACTTTGAGCAATAAGAGATCTAGTTATAGGTTGAAGGGGCCACCAAAAGTACTACCCCTTAATGTACCTATACCAAGAAAGGGAGATAGGGGTAGCACTACAAGAAGACCGACAAGTGGTAGAGCGCCACTTTATTCTTGACCTAGTAGAAAATAACTATTGACAAAGTGTGCCAGTTTTGATATGGTAAGTTATGTATTCAAAAAAGTCAAGAAAGCAAGTACTAGCTAAAGCATTGGAGAAGAGTGGATGGCTAATACTACCTACAGAGATACACTCCAAAGATTGGCTATACATGCTAGTAGAGGGAGTCAGCTACTATCAGGTGCAATTGATGGAGTGTTCCTGGGTGTTATATCGGCAATCGGGGAAGCACTTGATAGAATTGGTAGAGGGGAGTTACGGGCGAAGGCAGACGCAAGTAATCAAGAGGGTAGTACAAAAGAGTGCGAACGAAAGGATGAGACTATGTACAAGTACAAATTTGCCTATCGGGGAGGCGGTATTAGAAAAGACAATATGAACTTTAAGTTTCATTGCTTCATTGCAGATAGTGATTCACTAGAGCATCACCTGTTTGAAGCAAAGAAGCGTGGGCTAGTAGTTAATGAGGCAGATGAATTGATGTCACAACCGGGGCGAGTTGCTCGGGCTACTATGCTAGCAGCGCCAGTGAGTAAGGAAACCTATATGTCAGCTATGCCTATAGTAAAGGTATTTAGTTCTACTAGTGGGTTCGGGATTCCAAAAGAGTATTTCTCCTACTTCTTTTTGATGGACCCAAATGGATCATGGGTAGTAGGAATCAAACCACTAGGATTCGAGCAAGGCTGTGTTGATGATTGGTACTTCAAAGCAGCAGGGCGTTTCCTGAAGAAACCGGAGATCAAAGCATACTTTGGGGGAGATAGTGATACCTGGAGATTCTACAATAGGCAAGCGTTTCTGAGCAAGCGGAGAATTAATCAGCTAGTAACTGTCTCACCTAATACAGGGTCGGGTGACTTGGAAATGGAAGAGACTAAACCACAAGAAGTTCGGATGGTCCGAATGGACTAGTAGAAAGGGGGTGAACGAATGTCTCACGAGAGTAAAGGGAAGTCCAAGATCGCAGACCTTGCTAAACTACGGGAAGTAGCAGAGTCTATGGGATTGAAGGTAGTAGACAAGAACTCCATGCATGACCAGTACATCGATATTGATAAGTGCGAGTTTGTTATCACTACTCAAGACGGTGAAGGTAAACTTGCTATAGTCGAGACTAATGTAGAAGGAGAGTACCAAGTGGCGATGGATAACTACTACAATCCTATCTGTGAGATTGCCGGGAAAACCGGTGCACTACTCACGAGAGAGTACATGACTGAGAAGTGCAAACAAGAGTCTCAATTGCTAGGCGGTGTGATAGCAAGTCAAGAGGTTGACACCGAAGGCTATGTCTATCTGGAAGTACACACGCCGTAACTGAACGGAACGGAGGGAAGTACTATGTCCACAGTGAAGAAAGTGTATCCGGCAACAGTAGTAGTGACGACTATCAAAAGCGGTGCCATCAAAGTAGATGATATGGCTATGTCGTTACTATCTGTGGAGAGTGAGATAGCAAAAGTGACGGTTCCTCAAACAGAAGAGGGAGCCAAAACCTACGTGCGATTGCATGTACTACCGGAGGAGGTAGTAGACAATGGGGAAACTACTGATAAAGATCAGTCCTGATGGTAGTGAGACTGAGATTAAAGTCGAAGGGGTAGTCGGAGAGGGTTGTGAGACTCTTACTGAAGACCTGGAGACTGCGATCTTCCAGGCAGGAACGATAGGCAATGAGCGCACCCCTGAGTACTACCAGGAAGATGTCAGTGTCATTACTAATAAGATCTAGTCTTGACTGAAAATGTCTTTGCTCTCCGGTAATTTAGTATGGAGTTGAGGGCTTACTGGTGTGCAACTACTAAGGTTGCGGGGAGAGGCTAGTACTTCGGGGAGGGAGTATGTTAAGGAGACCGTTCCAGGCGCATTCTAAGAAGTGCCGATGTGAGAAGTGCATGGACTTACCCAGGAGACGAGTAGTACTCAGGATAAGTCCTGATGGCAAAGAGATAGTCAACATACACAACGACTTCATGCAGCAAGTACTATCCACACTGGCAGATCTGAAGATAGATCGAGTGAGTGACGTGTACTACTGTAACAAGGATCATGGCTGGAAGATCAAGTACCTGAAGACCGGTCTTATACTACCTGTCATGATGAAGACTAGGCAAGAGGCTATCGACTATGAGGTAGAGTTCCTAGAGGAGCAATTGCGACTCCCTCATGAAGTAAGGATACGAGAGATTGGCAAGGAGCATAATGGATAGCAGGGAAGCTATCCTTGCAGCAATGGAGAAGTCAGAGCGGGGGAGAAAAAGAAGACTACATAGTTTTTACAACTCCCCTGCATCTCCTGATAAACTCATTCGGATATTTAGTAGTAGTTTCAAAGAGACTAACTATGGTACTCCACCACCTGTAACTACTCAAGTACGGGGTATGCTGAATGGGTTTATCAAGGTATGCAGGAGTAGTGGTTGGCCTGAAAAAGATATCTATCAAACCATTAAGAACCTAGTAGTTCATTGGGACTACATCAAACTCCAGGATCATCACACCTTAAAGAATCGTAAACGTGTACTACTAGGCGACCGGCCTAGTCTGTTGGAATTTCTTATATGTCGAGAAACTATTCTGTCTGCTATAGATAGAGCAGGTAGAGAGGATATAATCGAACCGGTAGTTAGTACTGCTACTGTAGTAGTGAAGACTAAGAAGAAAAGTCATACACCTACTGAAGAAGAAATGCAAGCTGATTACGAGAGACAGATGGAGGACTACTAATGGATTTCAGAGAAGCATTGACTATAGTACACGTCCTGGCTGAGAAGCAGAGAACGGAAGGTGAAACAGAACTACCGGAGGAGACTGTGAGTGAGGCTATGAATATTATCAAGAATAGACTCGATGCCTTACAAGAAAGCGAAGATAGTAGAATCAGGGAGAAGTTGAAAGCTAGACACGATAGGGGGTAGTTATGCCAACACCAAGCCCTAGTACTGAGACTAGAGCCGAGTGGATGAAACGATGTATTCCTGTTCGGATAGAGGAAGGCGATGAGCAAGATCAGGCGGTAGCAGTCTGCTCTAGTATGTGGGAGGAAGCCAAAAAGGAAGTCTTTGCAGGAATCTTCAATGATTGATGTAGTTCCTAGTTGGGAAGTAGACTCAAGTGCAGATCGCTGGCAATGGGGATATGGATTCCTGAACCTGAGAGGGTTCGAGCAGGATTCCTTTATCTACTATAGTCCACATACCGATCACTTGAAGAAGCAGATTGAAAGCCTAGTACAATGGACTACGGGTAGTCGTAATTGGATCATCTGTATATCGGAGAGTACTATTTATATGCGGAAGCTATTCGATTATGTACTAGCTAGCTATGTGTTCACTACAGGTAAACGGGCTATAGCTGTAGACGTAGATGATCTCACTGAAGCTATAAATGACCCTGAAGGAGATAAGCGAGACATCATAGAATATGCTGACCTACTACTTATCAACTACTGCGACCCTGCTAATCCTGAGTTGAAGTGGAAAAAGGGAGCTATCGCAAACATACTACATAGAAGGAAATATCGGGGCCATGCAACTGTGTTCAATATGTTTGTGAGAAGTATTCCAGCTAAGATAGATGCAAAGAAAGCACTAGGTATAAGCGCAGGGATAGTAGACATTTTTGGGTATACTGCTTTTGAATTGTTTAGCGATGACAACTCTAAACGGGTAGTAATTACGGGGGATCAAAATGGCAGAGAAGGAAGTAAGTAAAGAAGCAAAGCTGCAAGGTATTATGGAGTACTATATAAGGGAGTACTTCTCTGATGTCAAACCTAAGATTCAAGAGGAAGTCAGAAAGACTAACTACTTTGGTTTAGATCCCGACATGCTAGACTCTCAGATAGAGGACTATATCGAGACGATAGTAGTTGAGGCTAGACAGAAGTTTAGTGTGATGGCAAGTATGATTCTGGATCAGTTTGTTGCTTTGAAAGAACAGGAAGTACGGAAGTTCGAACTTCTATTCCTAGACCTAGTAAAGAGAACCTTGATAAAGAACCGGGATCTGGAAGAACTACCCAAGGCTATAGTAATAATTGCTGACCGTAAAGCAGATGAGGAAGCGGAGGGTCATACTAGTGCCTAGTATTGGATTCGGTTTGTTTAAATCCTTGATTGATACTGAGACTCCATTTTCTACTCTTATTGATAACTTGATATCAGAAGAACATTTTAAGGATGATGAAGTAGGTGCCTATCGTTTCATTAGAGAGTTTGTGGGTGACTATGGGAGATACCCTAGGCTAGAGACGCTTAGTAGGACTATAGGTCAATCCCCGGCTATCTTTGATGAACTACCTGATGAGTATCTCGACTACTGGCTGGATGAAGTAAAGCAGCGTAAACGGTATGATGATCTGCGTGGTTGCCTATTAGATATGAGGACCCATCTAGAGAATCAAGAGATAGAAGAAGCTCTAAATAAGATGGGTGCTAAGTACTTAGAGATCCGAGAATCCTATTCTACTAAACGTACTGTGAAACTTCGAGATGTCCAGCAAGAAGTACTACAGCGCCATGACTACGTTCAGCAAAAGCCAGGGATACCGGGAGTCTCCTTCGGCTTTCCTTATCTAGATAGAGTCTCCGGTGGTGCTCAAGATGGAGACTTCATTATTATAGTAGGACAAACAGGAGTAGGAAAAACCTATCTAGCTTTCAAGATAGGATACTCTAGCTTTCAGACAGGCAAGAAAATACTAGTACTTTCCACTGAGATGCCGAACTTACAATCAGCGAGACGAGTACTAGCTATGGAAGGCCACTTCTCCACTGATGATCTAAAGAAAGGGAGACTATCTTATTTTGCTAGAAAACGAGCGGAAGAGATTATCGCAAATGGTATCATCATTGAAGATGAGCAAGGCAACTACTTCAATATGCTTCCTGGCGGGATGTTTCCTAACGTAGACGATTTTATTATACTAGTCAAGGAATTGAAACCGGACATGGCTATAGTAGATGGTGCTTATCTACTAAAGGCTACAGCGAAGTCCTGGTGGGAAAGGAACATGGACGTTGCTACTTCTCTTAAGAACCTAGCTTTGACTGAGGGTATCCCTGTGCTAGCTACTTATCAATACCTTAAGAAGGATGCCGGGAAGCTGGAAGGAGTAGGTGGTGGCTTTGCTATACCTCAAATAGCTAGTATGGTGATATCTTTTGAGTTCGAGCGCAAGGAAGATATGAATAGTAGTAATCCGGTCCAGACGCGCATACTTAGACTTACTAAGGGGAGAGACGGTGAGTTTTGTAGTATGCGAATAGAGTTTAATATGAAGACTACTCAGATTCACCAAAAGAGTATAATCGTTGGTAGAGTAGAAGAAGAAGAGCTACTAGAGCAGAACATAGATTCAGACATGGATAGTGAAGATTTTGTCGTGGCCTGAAAAACTCCTTGACATTCTCAAAAGACTTTAGTATATAGTAGTTGTACTCCCTTGACAGCCAACTTCCCGCTGTCATCTGTTCCTACCCAGAGCCCCATGGACCCCCGAAGCCGTGGGGCTTTTTTTGTTTGACACCCCTCCAAATACCTGCTACACGTAACAATCCAAAGACAAGTAGTACAATACCTTTACCATAGTTTCAAAGATTTTATTGTAGGTAAATCTCATGTCTTATTTTGAAGAGGTAGTACTGCCAAGTGTAGGACTATCCCTGAAAGCATCTTATAGCATACCGGAATCATTAATAATATTGCAATGTAGTAGGTCTCACCTATACGTTTTGAATCATCGAGAACAGATCAGAATCACGCCGGACAAAAGAGTTTACCGTATGGAGTTTGAGCGGTACTTCTCCGAACGACTACCTACCCCGAACACAAGAAAGTCACGTAAGAAAAACACTCCTTGACTTGATCGTTTAGCTCTAGTAAGCATAAGGAATCTAAGTATTCTATTTAGGAGATCCTTTATGTTAGAGCTAGTACGAAAAGCCCTTTCCCATAATTCTACTCTAGCAGACTCCGAACCTAGTTGGGGTAGTGTTAAGAAAACTAAACTCCCACGCAATGCTTATGCTGACAAAGGTGAAGCAGGAAAGAAATCTACCTGGAAGTATCCCCATCATCATGTAGTAGGTGGAGAAGTAGGCGATGATGGATTCTACACGTCTGGAACTATGTACTTACACAAGGGAGGACTGAACGCTGCTTATGCAGCAGCGCAAGGTGCTAGGAGTGGAGTAGAAGCATCTGCATCGGTGAAGTCTCATATTGAGAAACATAGGAAAGCCATAGGTGCCGACAAAGAAGAGCTAGTAATAGTCGAGATCGGTAATCTTCATAAGGCAGAGAATGAGGAAGATCAGGTAGTATATGGCGAAGTCTATGTTCCAAATAGAGTAGACACTGATGGCGAGACCATGAGTGAGGACGATGTAGAGAAAGCAGCATGGGAGTTTCTAGCTAGTAACAAAGTTGAGAAGATTGACATACAACATAGTCTAGAAGAATCAGGTTGTGTAGTAGTTGAGAGCTTCATAGCTAGAGAGGGATGGGACCCATGGGTAGACGGTGCCTGGGTGATGGGAGTCAAGTGTATAGATGATATATGGGCCGATGTTAAATCAGGAGAGCTAAACGGATTCTCATTTTATGGGACTAGTGAGAAAGTTGTAGCAAGAGTACTAGTAGAAGTTGCCAAACAAATCTCTGGTATTACAGAAGAGAATGTAGAAGATATTCTCCCCCCGCATGAACACACCTTCGTAATCAATCTAGACAATGATGGTGTAATTGTTTCAGGGAAGACTGATGTAGTACTGGAGCATAGTCATATAATCAAGCATGGTACTGCTACTGAGGAACAACTAGATCATCGACACCGAGTAATTCTGGAGTAGGAACATGGCAAATAAAAAACTGAAAGAGGTAACTACTACCATAGAAGACACTGTGACTTTTATGGTAAACCCGACCGTGGAGTACGTATCCCTAGTGAAACACGGTGCGAACCGCGCTCCCTTCAAAGTAATGAAGAGCGAAAAGTTAAAGGAGGTACTAGGCATGGCGAACAAAGTAGTCCAGAGCGTTCTAATCAGAAACGATGTTTCTGAGGAGAACATCTCGAAGCTGGAGGGTATCGACAAGAGAAGTAAGAAAGCATATACTACTTTCACGGCGTACCCTCAGATTCACCCATCGAAGATTGATCCCAAGTCTGCGGTAGTAGTAAAGCATGAAGCCGTGGAAGGGATTCTCTTTGTACTAGGTGACCTAGCAGAGGGAGAGAGCGAGAGCGGCACTCTTATGATGGATGCCAAGGCAGCGGTGGATTATGCTACTATGGATAATCTCTATACCGAACTGTATGCCATGGCAGACGTAGTAGGGGGAGCCATGCGGCAAGAGAACGCGGAAGCTAGTTTCAGGAAGACTACCATCCTGACAGCAATCGACAACTTTAAGACTTTCGCGGAAATAGTACTGGAGACGTTGGATGATGGCAAGGTAGCGCTCGGTGTAAAGGCCGAAGACCATCCGACTCTAGTAGTAGACCTTACGGTGAAGGAAGAGACCGCCGACGAGAAAGCTGCTAGGGAGAAGGCAGAGAAGGAAGCTGCGGATAAGAAAGTTGCTGATGACGCTGCGGCTGCTGCGGCTGCTAGTAGTGGCGATGATGATGATACCGGTAAGAACAAAGACAAGGTTGACTTCGATGGCTTTGTGGATAAGTTCAATGAGACTCTTACCAACTTTGGAAACTCACTAGTAGCATCCATCAAGGAAGTCGGCCAGGATGTGAAAGACTCTAACAAGTCAATGAAGGATAGTGTTGAAGTTATCACGAAGGGTATGGAGGATATCCACAATACTACCCTGTCTATGAAATCAGAAGGTGATGACGACGATACTTCCGAAGCTGATGAGAAAGAGGAGAAACTATTCAGCGGGGTTCTTTTCCGTAAGCAGGCATAGCTAGTAGTTTCGGTTATGTGAAGCAGTAGTACACTCAACATTCAAGGAGGTTTTAGAAATGCTTGACAACCGTAGCATAGTAGAGAAAGCAGACATCGCTGTTGCTAACCTAGTAGCAAGTGGTGGCTATCTCAACACCGAACAGGCTAATGCCTTTGTCCGTATGATTATCGATCAACCGACTATCATCAATGATTGTCGGGTAGTACGCATGAACGCACCCAAGCGGAAGATCGAAAAGATCGGGTTCGGTAGTCGTATCCTGAGAGCAGCCCCGGCTAGTGGCACAGCACTCGACGCCTCCAAGAGAGCACGACCGGATCTTGGTACTATCGAGTTGGAGACAGAGGAGATCATCGCTGAAGTATGGCTACCCTATGATGTGCTTGAGGACAACATCGAGCGCGGTGGACTAGAGCAGACCATCATGAGCATGATCGCGGGCAGAGCGGCCCTGGATCTGGAAGAGCTAGTAGTACTTGGCGACACCGGATCGTCCGATGAATATCTCGCCCTAGTAGACGGTATGCTTGCGCTTACGCCTACTGCTAACACTGTTGATGGTAGTGCTATTACTAACATCACCAAGACTCTGTTCAAACTTGCGATGCAGAGGATGCCTACTAGGTATCTGCGGAACAGAGCGGCCATGCGGCACTATGTGAGTCACCATGCGGAGATGGAGTACAGGGATAGTATCGCTACTCGCGCTACTAGCCTTGGTGATGAGAAGGTTAGTGCCTTCACTCCCATGTTTGCATATGGGACTCCGGTGACACCGATTGCAATGATGCCGGATCATAAGTTGTTTCTCTCCTACCCCAAGAACATCATTTGGGGAATCCAGAGAGACATCATGATCGAGACTGATAAGGATATCCGGCGTAGAGTCCTTATCATAGTACTGACCATGCGTTGTGACGTGAAGATGGAAGAGCCGCAAGCAGCAGTAGTGGTTGAGAACTTCACCGATACTGGGCTTCCGTCCACTACCACTACGACCACAACGACTACTACCTAAGCGTAGCGGAGCAGTGCTATGGCACTTGATGTTTCAATCGGTGGGAGTAGTAGTGAGAGTTACGCTACTGTTACTGAACTAGATGCGTACCTCCCGGCGATGTATGGTGCAACACATGCAGGTGTAGTAGTTTTCGTTGCTCTAGCTACAGCAGCGAAAGAGCAAAGACTTAAACTAGCTGCACTGATGATGAACACCATGCCCTGGCGGGGTGCAAAAGCTAGTAGGGATCAGCGGTTAGAGTTTCCTAGATGGTGGAGAACGGACGACGAGTACGACTACGTGTCCGAAGATGAAGACTACTTCATCAACTACTCTGACATTACGGAGAACGCTCCTACTACACCTACCGAAATCAAGAATGCTCAGTGTGAGATTGCTTATCAGGTAGTAGACCATATCTTATCATTGGACCCTCTATCGTTTCCAGAACAAACCATTAAGTCGTTCGAACTAGGGGGATCACTTGCGATAGAGTTCTTTGGTAGCGTTGATAGTCCTAACCTATCGAAGAACAATTTGTCTTCACTAGACATCATCTATGCCCATGTAGGAAAGTGGTATAAGAGAATCACTGGGGGAGTAGCGTAGTAGTGGGAATCTTTGATCAGATTCAGGGAGCAGTCAATTCGATACTTCCAACACTCTTTGAGGATGAGGGCTTAACTAGCCTAGTAACATGGAAGAAGTTCACAGACAGTGTATTTGATGAAGGTCATGGAGTAAATGTTGATACCTATGTAGACACTAAGGATATTAGTGCCATAAGAATAGAGAAAGAAATTGGTGCTAGTAATGCCGGACGTATCTATCCCCCTGGTCAGTGGGCTACAACAACAGGAGATGTCCAGTACTTGTTTCAGTTTGCAGATGTTCCAGACGGTGCTAGTATTAGAGACCTAGTAGTAGAGGGTGGGATTACTTATAATGTCAAGAAGATCTACCCTGTCTTTGGTCTCATTGTGAAAGTGGATGTACTAGGGTATGCATAGTGCTAGAACTATCTATTGATGTTTCAGGGAAACTACCTGATCTATCTCCGGGTCAAATAAGTAAGTTGACTCGAAGTGTTGCCGCGAGAATTAGACGAGAAGTAGTTAGAGCTACACCCGTTGGCGACCGGCCTACTCCTTCAGGAGAGAAGAAGGCAAAAGATAGTTGGACTGCGGTTAGAAAAGATGGCGGTGGTTACTCCTTTAGTAATCCCCGCGTCCAGACTTTCTTTCTAGAGAAAGGTAGTCCTATAGGAAAGCGTCCCTGGCCTAGTGTTCCCGAGAGTAGACCAAGAACCGTTTACAATAAAGGGAGAGTATACTCTAGTCAGGCACCGGAAGGCATAACAGCTAAAGCTAATGTGGATGAACTAGCAGAGAAAATAGCGGTAGAGTTGTTAGGCTTGCTAGTACAGGGAAAGAGTATCGCAATGCAATAGGAAGGAAAGAGTATTGCGAAGAGATGACATAGTAGTAGACGTGCAGCGGAGGATGAATCGCATACTTATTGCGAACGGACATCCTTTTGATATCAAGTACGTCTTTCGAAATCCCGATGAAGAACCGGGACTAGACTTCATGCCATGTAGTAACGTCTTCGAGTTTCCTTCTATCACTCTAGACACTGCACCTAGTAGGGGAGCGCGTAGCAAGCCTATCTACAAACAGGAGATGAGGATAGTAATTGAGCACTGGTATCTCTCAGCAACAGCAGGAGAGACAAATAGGGATGTCAATATTTACCTCAAGGCTAGTAGACAGGAAATCTTTATAGATGGTCAAACCTTGGGAGGGTTGGCAGACCTAGTAGTTGAGGAAGAAATATCAAGAGTGTATAGACCAGCCATTGACAAGAAGGTAGTAGGTATCGGCCAAGTACTAGCAGTTCAATTCAAAGAGGACTTCAACGCATTATAGGAGGTAAAGCAGCATGGTAGCACAGAACCCAAGTACTACACTATATAAACTAGGGCGTGGAGTCGTGAGCATTGCGGCGTGGGTAGGTACTACTCCCCCGGCTAGTCAGACGGATGTGGGGAACTCTCCCAGGTTTGAGTGTGAGGTAGTCGAAGAGAATCTCGATCACTTCTCCTCTCGATCTGGTACTAGGAACAAGGACAAGCAAGTAACCATTGAGATCGGTTACAACCTGAACTTTGATCTGGATGAGTTCTCCGTTCGTAACCTTGCTATGTTTCTGAAGGGTAGTATATCCGGCAACGTGATATCTGCAAATACGGAACTTGACAAGGAGTATGAGGTTGAGTTCGTGAGTGACAATCCAGCGGGGCCAAATGAGACTTGGTTGTTTCATAAAGCCAAACTGTCTCCCGGTGGCGCATTGAACTTGATTTCAGATGAGTGGTCTTTGATGTCGTTTACCGCAGAAGGACTATCGGATGTAGTAAACAATCCGACTAGTCCTTACTTCGACGTGACATTCGCCACGACTACTACGACTACATCGACGACTACTACATCGACTACTACATCAACGACCACGACGACCACGACGACCACGACTACCACCACATAATCCACCTGACGTTTACTGAGTACTAGCTGGCGCTAGACTACTCAAAGCGAGGGAATCATGACAGAGAATCAACTGACTGAGTTAGACGTATTGTTTCCAGGGAAAGAGGTAGTAATTAAGGTGGGCGAACAAGAGTACCCCGTTCTTGTTACTCCTCTTTCACTGGAAGACTTACCAAGGGTAGCACAAGTCTTTGGTAGACTTATGAAGATAGCCGAAGAGGGCTCCCTTGAACCCGCCGAGATAGCAGCAAAGGGAATAGAAGAACTACTACTCCTAATTCCTTACTGCATCAGCCTACCTGCTAGTCGTATCCCTGCGACAGAAGTTCCCGATCTGTTAGAAGTAATAATTGAGCAGAACATTACGGAGACAGTAGTGGGAAAGTGGAAAAGTCTCGTTCAGAAGCTAATAGATCAGATCGGAGTAGATCTACCAGTAGTTCCAGGTCTGAGCGGGACGATGAAATCACCTTCAGTGGAGTAGTAGCGGGTAGTGTAGAACTACTGATTAGTGAAGGACACTCCTATCGAGATATACGAAAGTATAGTATTCCACAGCTTTTTCTATTCGTAGAGCTAGTACGTAAAAGGTATACTAGGCAAGCGGAAGCCATGCAGGAGGATGCTCCAGATGCCCGCCGGAACCACCGTCAGCCTAAAGCTACTTATTCAAGCTACAAACAAAGCCTCAAAGCAGGTCGGCGCACTTCAACATCAAATAAACGAAGTCACTAAAGCAGCAGTAGGACTTGCTACTAGCTCTAAGAAAGCGGGTAGTCAAGGTGCTGCTGCAATGGGGAAGTTCGAAAAGGGTGTTACAAGTCTTCGTAACCGACTAGATCAAGTAAATTCATCTTTGGAAGGAGTAGGAACTACCGGGGCATGGCTAGTAGGAATTGCAGCTTCTTTAGCTGGTATGGCTTTTTTCCCGATCAAAGCAGCGTCCGACTTTCAACACGAGATGAGCGCAGTCAAAGCTGTGACTGCGGGAGCAACGGAACGATTTGAAGAACTTACTAACGTAGCAAGTGAGTTGGGCCGTACTACCATGTTCACTGCTAAACAAGCAGCAGAGGGTATGGTATTTCTTGGTATGGCTGGCATGGATGCTCAGGAAGTAATAGAGGCAATTGGTCCGGCACTTACTCTAGCAGCCGCCGCTGGGATAGACCTAGCACAAGCCGCAGACATAGTAACAAATGTAGTATCTGCAATGCGAGTACCTATTGAGGATCTAGGAGACGCGGCAGATATTCTTGCTAATACTACTGCTAATGCGAATACTAATCTACTGCAATTAGCAGACGGTATGAAGTACGCCGGTCCACTAGCAGCCGCCGCCGGAGTAAGTCTAACAGAAGTTGCATCCGTTATGGGTGTACTAGGTAATAATGGTATCCAGGCTAGTATGGCTGGTACAGCAGTTCGTGGTATGCTACGGTCAATTGCTGCACCTACTTCAGCAGCAAAGGAAGTTCTTGAAAAATTAAATATCGAGATTAAGACTAATGCAGATGGTAGTATAGAACTTATCAAAGTACTACACGATCTTGCGGAAGCACAACTAACTACTGCCGAAGCGAATAAGTTGTTCGGTAGATTTGCCGCTGCCGGTGCATTAGCAGTTACAGCCAACATCGAGCAACTAGATGAGTTGATAATATCCAACCGTAGATCTGCCGGTAGTGCTAAACGCATGGCAAAGATAATGAAAGACAATGTAGAAGGCTCTTTCATTATCATGACTAGTGCTCTGGATGGCTTTAAGAGAGCTATGGCCGGACCACTACTCGATACAATCAAGACTCTCATCAGAGCACTCACCGGAATCCTTACTATAACAACTGAGTTCGTAGAAGCCTTCCCTGTAATTACAGCAGTACTAGGTACGCTGATGCTAGGAGTGATAGCTCTCACCGGATCATTAGGTGGATTGGCTCTAGCGCTAGCGACTGTAAGTAGTGTAGCAGGAGCTACATCGAAAGCATTGGGAGTAGGACTAGCGTGGCAGCTTATCAATGCTGCTAAACTGATAAAGGCTACGACTATCGCTACTATGGTATACTCAGGTGCTAATACTCTTCTGGCAAAGAGCATGATAGTTCTAAGAATAGCTATGGCGAAAGTGTTAGTAGTAATGAAGGCATTGTGGGCATCAATGCTTGCTCACCCTGTACTATGGGTGCTTGCAGCAATTGGATTACTGATGGTAGCTCTAGCGTCGTGGGCGCAAAAGAATAGGACTTTGATTTCTACTACTAAGAAGTTAGCAGCAGAGATGAGAGGACTATATAAAAACTTTGCTCACTTCACAAATGCACTTGAGGACCTAGTAGAAGGAACTGAAGAGTATGCAGCAGCTATGGCTAACATGCGTACTAAACTACTAGAGACTGCAAAGGCTCATGAAGAACTAAAGAATGAAGCAAAGGCAGCAGCACTTAGTATCGATGAGAATAGTGGTAAACTACTAGATGCAGGTAAGGCACTAGATGCCTATAAGGAGAAACTTAAGGATGTTGGTCTAGATGCTATGAAGGGTCAGATAGTAGGTCTTAACATAGAACTAGATCGCCTGAACGTAGGAACACAAGGAGTAATAAGTGAATGGAATGATCTAGTACTAGGTGCGAAGACTGTATGGGCAGCACTGACTCCTGGTAGTACTGTTATGGGTGTTTGGGATGAGCATATAGAGAAAGTCAACTTAATGCGTCAGGAAATAAAACTAGCTTATCGAAATACTATACAGTACATGACTGCTATGGAGAGTTTCGATATGACTATGACTCTCTCTGAGGCAGCATCATTTTTTGAGATAGTAGGAGGCTATAGTAAGAAGATCTCAGATGATATGGTACAAGTCTTTTCTACTATGCAAGGTGAACTATCCGCAGTCAAGAAAGCAGTAAAAGATGTTGCCGATGCTACTACCGATGAACTAAAACAAAGCCTGATAAGTACTGGTGAGGAAGCTGAGAGAACTGCTACTGTCCTAGATAAGATAGCTAAAAAAACTAGAGAGTTATCCGCTGAGTGGAAACAACTATCTGAAGAGCAGAAACTAGATCAGGAAGATCTCAGAGAGAGTATAGAGATAGCACACGATGCTAGACAAAAGGTTGTAAATCAGGCAACAGAATTAGAGAAGAAGAAAAATGAAGTAATCAAAGCGCTGAGAGCGAGTGCACTACAGGATGCCAAAGAGGGTTACGATAAAGAGCTTGCGGACCTAGTACATAGTAAGAAGCTAAAAAAGATACAAGAGTGGGAGTATCAATTAGATATAGCAAAAATCAATCGGGACTATGCAGAGACAAGACTAGCTGCATTGATGGAAGTAGATAATCAGATAATTGCATCTGGTTCGGCAGAGACAGAGGAAGCAAAGAAGACTGCAAAAGCAATTAAAGCACTACTGAAGGCATCTAAAGAAGCTAACATCAAATTCAATGATAGTAGGATACTAGAAGCACATAGGGTAGCTGACCAGATCTTACAAATAAATAGACAGGCTCAGAAAAAAGTACTAGCTCTAGGCCCGATGACTATAGACAGAATCAATAAAGAAGCCGACTTAGAGATAGAAGTACTTAAAGAGACTCTAGAGAGGAAGGGGATCAACCAGAAGGGATACAGTGACTTAGTAGTAGCAATAAATAAAGAGCGGGATGTTGATATTAGAAAGTTTCGCATAGGTCAAACTAGTAAGTTGAACCAAGAGCAACTATCTCTAGCAAAACAACTTAATCAAAATGAGCTAGAACTAATTGAGAGACAGTATAAAGATAAAGAGATAGGTGTAGAAGAGTACACGCAAAAAGTACTAGCTCTCCAAACAGCAGTAATAGATATGGAGATAGCAATCCTGCAAGCTAAGCTAGAGGAGCTTAGACAAAACTCGGAAGACAATCCTATAATACAAGTACTAGAGATTCAGCAACGAACACTAGAAGCGAAAAAGGCGGGGATAGTAGCAGGAGATCCACAAGCCGGGAAAGCTATAGCTCTTGAGGCTCAACGCCAACAACTACTAGTAGAAAGCATGACTCTGAAAGCTAGGATGGATATACTACGGTCGGGTGTATCTACACAGCAAGAGATAGCAAAACAAGAACTAGCTATATACAAGAATACAGAAGAACAGAAAGCACTAATGGCAGAAGCGGCCAAGATGGGTGACGAAGAGCTAGCAGCCTATAAAATACTACTAGCTAATGAGACAGCTAATCAGATGGCTAACAATGAGAAGAAAGTCTCTATGGCGCAGATGAACTGGCAAGCACAGCAAGCCGGGAGACTGTCTGACATATTTGGTGATATGTATGAGATGGTTGATAAGAAGCAAAAAGCCTGGTTCTACTTACAGAAGGCAGCAGCTATAGCTCAGATTGTAATTAGTACTAGAGTCGCCGCCATGAAAGTGCTTGACCAACTAGGCATATGGGGAAAGATAGAAGCAGCACTAATCTATGCTCAAGGTGCAATGAGTATAGCAAAAGTAACTAGTACTAATTTGGCTAAGGGCGGGGAAGTACCAGGGCGTAGTCCTCACAAGAGAGCCGACAACATCCAGGTCAATGCTACTGCGGGAGAGTGGGTACTACCCATAGACTCTGTGAAGATGTATGGTAGGAGAGTCATGGAAGGACTACGGCAAAGACTCATCCCGCCTAACTTGTTTGATGGTTACCGACTACCTGTCCCTGCATATGCAACTAGTGTACCACGTAGGACTGGTTACGCTGCTGGTGGAGCAGTAGAAGAAAGACGTTTCAGATCAGTGGGTAAAGAAGCACAGAAGGCACCGGAAATCAATATTGTAAATGTAGTAGATCCCACAGAACTAGATAGGTATCTGTCTACTAGCTCCGGACAAAATGCTATACTCAATGTTTTGTCTAGTAGGAAAGAATTTATCAGGAGAATCCTGAAGTGATATGCGACGATTACTTAATGATAGAGCCAGATTGGGCCTATCCTTTTACTCTTACTAGGCAATGGAAAACTTCTATACAAACCTCTTTGGTGAAAGGAGAAAAAAGAGCTAGCCTAATACACTCACCTAGTAAGGTTATTGAGTTTACCGTCACGCCGCAGACAGCAGCGGAGAGTAACTATCTGAAGAGAAAACTATATAGGGCTAGCGATAAGATTTTTGGTGTTCCTATATGGTGCGACTTAACTTTTACTACTACCGAGTGTAGTCCTACAAGTGGGGATATATTCTGGACACTAGATGCTGATGTTCGAACATGGGGAACTCATGCTCCTGTAGTAGTTATGCAGGACTATGATACATATGAGATAAAGGAGTATAGAACTTCTCATATAGTATACGTTAAAATATGGGATGACCCCTTTGTTGATACATGGCCGGTAGGCTCTAAATGTTGTCCTGTATTACAAGGTAGAATTAGGAGAGCAGTACAACTACCAAATGTTACGAGTCATGGACATGGTTCTTTTGTTATAGAGGTAGTAGAAGAGTTTGATCCCGATAGTGAGTATTGGGTGTGGGGATCTTGGTTTACTCCTTACATGGGGTATAGGGTAGTAAACCTTGAGCCAGAGAGAAGTAATCCATTAGTTAGTATGTTTGAATCCTACCCTGATATTTTGAAGTACTTAGCACAAGGGGCAAGCTATTCCTATACTACGGAAGGCACTATAGAGTCTACCTATACTTTTCGTGGTTATAATAGACGCGACCTACTACCCCTATATAGACTTCATGATTATCATCGGGGCATGTGGAGACCGTTCTGGTATCCTTCATGGCAGGATGATGTAGTACTTACTGCGCCGTTCTCTGATACTGATACTGCATTGAGTATTCAGGATATCGAGTGGAGTAGTACTTGGAGACATAATAAGACTACAGGTCGGTTTCTATATGTATTACTACCTAATGGTACTGAGATTATAAGGAGGATAGTATCAGCTAGTGCTACGACTATGGTTGTGGACTCTGCTATGGGTACGAGTATTACAAGTACCCATGGAGTTATATGCTGCTTTCTACTTATGGGGAGACTATCCTCAGATGATATGAAGATAGAGTTCTTGGCACTAGATGGTCCGTTTCAAACAGAACTACCTTTCAGAACCTTAAATGATGTAGTTAGTCTAACAAGTACGACGACTACTAGTACCACGGCGACGACTACATCGAGTACTACGGCGACGACTAGTACTACGGCGACGACTAGTACCACGGCGACGACTACATCGAGTACTACATCGACGACTAGTACTACGGTTACGGCAACCAGCACTACATCGACGACTAGTACTACAGAGACGACTAGCACGACAGCGACGACTACATCAACGGTTACGACGACTAGCACTACAGTTACAGCAACCAGTACTACATCGACGACTAGCACCACAGCGACGACTACCTCAACCGTAACGACGACTAGTAGTACAGAGACAACCTCAACGACAGTAACGACGACTACTGAAACGGTAACGACTACTACGGGACCACCGGGGGTAGAGTACTACACGACAGACTTTAGTGAATATGAGACAGCAGTACAACCGGATGACTGGACGGAGAGATGGACGGAAGAAGGAGACTTCATATCATGGACAATCAAGACTAGTCAGCAAGGCGGTCCTCATGTAGGCACTAAACTACTATACGGTGATCGGGAAGGAGATGACCGGTGGTTACTATCTTGGGATGATCTCGATGGAGTAGAAGATGCAGAAGTTCTTCTACTAGGTGTTCCTCAAGTAGGTACTGGTAATGGAATTGGTATAGTAGTACGTGGAGTAAATGCTGCACCTATTGAAAGTGGTTATACGGCAGTATGGTCATCCGATTGGTTCTACCTAGGTAGGTATCTTAATGGTGACTGGATTAGTATAGACGGACCCGCTGCTCATGTTGTGGGTAATGATGTATGGATGTTCATCCGGCTCCGTGTAGTAGGTGATAGCTTTAAAGCGAAGATATGGAACTACGGAAGTGAAGAGCCAGGAGCATGGACACTAGAAGGAACTGATAGTGGTATATCAGCCGGTGGATGGATAGGAGCATCTACTAGTACAGTTGATACTACTGTTGATTGGTTCTCTGTCGCTACTAATGGTGGCACTGCTCTCATGTATAGCACTACCACGACGACTACTACTACGACTACGACGTAAGGGATGTCTTGAATAGTGAAAGACCATACAGACGACTATATTGCTGAGGAAGAGACTAGTACTCGAAAACCGATAGAGTTGTATCATATCTGGCGGGGAGAAGCTAGTGTCTCAGGAGAACAGATACTAGTAGAGCATTGGAGATATACTTCTTACAGCGAGCCAATACATTATAAGGGGAATTGGTACTATCCTGCTACTATACAAAGAGGGACCGTTACTTATGATAGTCAGTTCGAAGTCACTACTCTAGATATAAACGTAGCCTACCTAGTAGATCCGGTGATGAAGTACATAGCTACTAACCCGGTAGATATGATATGGGTGCAGGTTATGAAGTACTATGAGGATGTGATTCCCGAAGAAGCTAGTGTAGTATTTGTCGGGCAGATTAAGACTGTATCTTTTCAGGGTACGGCGGCTACTATTAGTTGTGTAGGGTTTGAACACTTCTTAACTCAGAGAATACCAAAGTATAGATATCAGATTAGTTGTAATAATGACTTGTTTGATGATCTTTGTACTCTAGAAAAGGATGACTATGAAGAGACTGCGACTGTAACAATACTAGATAGTGCAGGGGTAGTAATTAATGCAACAGAGTTTGGGGATGAGGATGAGAATTACTACACTAGAGGATTCATTAGATGGCGAGATGCCTATACTAATCCTGATACTGGTTACAAGAGAGATCATTATCGTATGATAGTTAAGCATATAGGTCAGCAAGCTAGTATCCGATACAAGTTCAATGACTTCTTTAAAGTAGGAGAGACTATCTATATATATGCGGGGTGTGATAAGCAGATAGCTACTTGTAGAAGTAAGTTTAGTAATATAGTAAACTTCTTTGGACATCCATGGATTCCCACAGATAACCCTGCAACATGGATACCAAAATGAGTTGGTATTTTACTAGTAGTGACAATCAGGCTACTTTGAAAAAGGAACTAGACGAGTGGTTAGGTACTCCATTTCGACACCTAGCAGGAGTTAAACAAGTAGGTGCAGATTGTATTCACTTTACTAATGCAGTATACCAGGCGGTTGGGGCAATTAGACTACCTGTTAATATACCACACTATGATAGCGATTGGTGCCATCATATCAGCAAAGAGATATTCTATCTAGCACTCAAGGCTAGGGCTGATATAATAGAAGTACCATTGAAGAGTGTGATGAATGGAGACCTAGTACTTTATAAGTTTGGTAGGGCTACTAGTCATTGCGGTATATATTTTGATAGAGTAGTATACCAAGCGGTGCAATTATCAGGAGTTCAAAAAGTACTATATGTAGATAAGCGATGGCATAGAAGAAGGCGGTTTAACTTTAGGATAAAGAATGTCTAAGATAACTAATGTAGTACTAGGGGTAATTGGAGCAGTAATAGGTTGGGTAGTCTCTGCCGGCAATCCCTATGGAGCATGGATAGGCTTTAGTATAGGCATGGGTCTAGGTAGTATCATTGATCCTATGATGCCAGATATGCCCGCTCCTGGGGAGCCGATGAACGAGCTAGAAGTAATGACTAACATAGAAGGAATACCCCTACCTGATGTACTAGGCACCACAAAGATGACTGGCAACTTACTTTGGTATAGTAATAATCATAGACATGAAGTACTACAAAGCGAGCAAGGAGCGTCTACACCTGATGCCCCTGATCCAGTAACAGGATACAAGCACTTCTTGACTTGGGCGATGGGATTTTGCTTAGGTCCAGTAGATACTCTATACACAGTCTACTATGATGATGATGTAGTATGGAACGGTAATCTATCTCTAGCTGATGCTATAGATGGAGAAGCTAGTATAATACTAGTACTTGGGGATAGATCTGATTTATCCGATTTCGAAGATCATGACACTGGACAGCAAGATGATAGTAAACTTAGTGACTTTGAAGACCAAATAGTTAATAGTCCAAGAGAGGAGACTGCACAATACATAGGAATCATGACTTTCTATTTTGGTACTTCTAATCAGCCAATAAATGCACAACTAACACAAGAGATGATAGATGAGGGAGCTATCGACGATAGTAGTTGGGCACTAGCTTATAGAAACCAGTGCTATGCTTACATGCATAACTGCTACATTGGTAGATATAACCGAGCACCTAGTATAAAGATAGTAATTAGAAAAGCACCTACATGCTCATTTGATCCGTGATATGGGAAGTTATGATACTATAGATGTGAGACTACGGAACTCTGGTTTTACTAGCTCTATATTCGTAGACTGTACTAGTTTGTGGAGCGAGAGAACGTACATCAGCACTTTGGTTAGTACGGAGAACTATGTTGCTAATCCTAATCCGGCAGATGTATCTTCAGCTAGGATAGTAGTAGATGGTAGTTTTGGTACAGGTCTCTTATCCGACTACTCGTTTACACCGGTTGACCTTAGTAGTTATCACCAAGTAGGATTCTGGATAGCGGCTGAGAGAAACGTAGGGGCAAATGTACTACAGTTCTATCTTGATAATGGAGTAGCTAACATACCGATTGATGTTCCTAAGTTGATCGGGAGAGAGTGGCAGTTCGTATCTAAGATTATAGAAGTTCCTGCCCAATGGACTAGTATTGAATCAGTTGGTATAGTAGGACTGGTAGACTTCGGTGGACTTGAGTTCTATATTGATGGAGTAGTAGCGGAGACAGCAAACTGGCCACTGAACTACAATCCGGTTCATGCTATATGGCAGTGCTTATTGAAAGCAGGACTACTAGAAGAATGGCTAGATGCTCCATCGTTCCTAGCAGCAGCAACAACAGTTTATGGGGAAGAACTAGGTGTTAGTGTTAATATGAGAGATTATCAAGAATGTTTGACTTATCTTAAATCACTACTAGCCCATATTGGGGCAGTTCTGTTTTATGGTGTGGATAGTAAGTTGCATATCAAATTAATGCGTACTGATTATGTGGTAGGTGATTTGCCTGTAGTAGATGTATCTGTCCTACTAGGCGATCCGACAATAGATAGACCTAGTTGGTTGGATACCACAGGAGAGATAAAGATACAATACAATCGACTAACTGAGCCAGAGCGAACAGCAGGAATTATTGGTGACGATATACCTGAAGGGTAGTATATGCCGCAGTATGATTCTTTCTATGATGAGAATGGACCGGCAGTGCCCTTTGATTATAATCCGGTTCATGCGATATGGTATCTACTAACTGAAATAGGGATGCCAGATAGTAGACTGAACGAGTCTTCTTTTCTAGCAGCAGCTATAACAGTCTACAATGAAGGTCTTGGGATAAGTGCAAAACTAAATAATTCGATTGATGCTAAATCTACTATACAACAAATACTACATCATATTCAAGGAGTACTACTATGGGGAACAGATGGTAAGTTTCATATAGTCTTACTTCGAAAAGACTATCTAGTAGAAAATCTTCCAGTAGTAAACGAGAACGTAGTACTGGGAGAGCCTATGATAGACCGGGGATCATGGAGGGAGACTTATGGTGAAATAAAGATACAGTATAGTAAGAGAATCTATCCTCCGGCTGGTTTACGTTATGTGCAGGAAGCAATAGAAGTACTTCGAGAGGGAGATCCTAGAGTACATAGTGCTCAAGAGGCAATAGAAGTACTTCGAAAGGGTCAGCCTAAGATTTCTAATGTTGCGGAGGTAGTAGAGGTAGCAAGAGTTAATATATTTGCTGCTATAGATGATATAGAATTGTTTGTAGTAAGCTCAACGAGTACTACAGTAACGACGACTAGTATTACACAAACGACGACTACCTCAACGCAAACGACGACGAGCACTACAGCAACGACGACGAGCACTACAGCAACGAGTACTACAGAAACGACGAGTACCACAGCCACGACTACCTCAACAGTAACGACGACTAGTACTACAGCGACGACGACTAGCACGACGGTAACAACGACTACCACTGGTCCTCCGACTGTAGTACGAGATAGTCAAGTACCGTTGGAAGTGCTACAGAGCGATACGGCACCTGGAGTAAGAGATAGTCAAGTAACTCTAGAAGTATTGGTGGTGCATACTACCACGACGACTACATAGGAGAGAGAATGGCTTTACTGTTCATAGACGGATTTGATCATTACGATCATGGGAACGATGCTGGAGAGAAAGGCTATAGTGGTACTAACATCAACTTTTTTGCACCTAGTACTACCTATAAGAGATTCAATGGAGAAGGAATCCATATGCAGTCTAGTATTATCAATGCAGAGTATCCTCTTGACACTACATATACTAGTATTTATATGGGTATAGCTATTCGTCTATCTACGGGTGTCGCTCCTGCTTATAGTAGTGCTAGCCCTATGTTTGGTTTTTACGATGAGAATGGAGTAGTACAGGTTAGGATACACGTAACGGCTGCTAGAGAGATAGTAGTATATAATGGGGCCGGAGTATTACTAGGTACGTCTGCTATTGATTTAATACCTGCTACTACATGGCTTTATATAGAAGCCAGGTGCACCGTACACAATACAACGGGAGTAGTAGTAGTTCGCATAAACAATACAGAGGTCCTAAACCTTACTAATAAAGATACTAGGTATGGGACTGAGTATATCAAGAAAGTACGATTTGCATTGGTTCGAAATATAGATACTTGGTTTGATGACTTCTATATTGATAGCAGTCAATTCCATGGCGATGTTACTATCAAGACGTTCTGGCCTGACTCCGATGAGACTCATCAGGATTGGACACCTAGTGCAGGTAACAGATTTCAGTGTGTAGATGAGCAAGGACCGAACGATGATACAGATTATATCTCTAGTGCTACGGTGACGGACCAAAACAGTTTTGGCTTTACTACTGGAGCACTGGCAGATACAGTAGTAGGAGTTCAGCTTAACAATCATAGGAGGGCGGAAGATGCCGGAGCTACTAGGAAAACAAAAGGTTTGTGTCGCAGTAACGGTAGTGACTATCTTAGTAGTGAGTCTCCCGCTGTCACTGCTGGTTACTTATATCACTGCGCTATATGGGAACTTGATCCAGATGATAGCGCGGCTTGGACACAAGTGAAGATAGAAGCAGCAGAGTTTGGAATCAATCTTAGTACTTAGGAGAAACGATGGCCCTAGTATTTATGGATGGCTTTGACCACTACACGGATAGAACTCCTGAGCTAGCTGGTGATGATCCTCTTAATGAGTTATGGGATAAGTGGGAGTACTCTATCAATGTGGGAGGAGTAGGTGCCCGTAGTTCTTTATCTGTGCTTAGACGGACAGCACCTAGTAGTTGGAACATTGGTTATCTTGGTGTTGCTACTTCTTGGTATCCGATCAAGATCTATAGGCACTTCAATGAGCCACACTATGATACTCTGATAGTAGGTTTTGCTTTCAATGCACTACACGCAATGAATCCACCGACTGCCCCTGAGATTCTCTTTTATGATGAGGATCTGAACTTGTGTGCAGAAGTACATCCGATAGACTCACTAGGTAGACCATGGGTGAGGGTGTTCAAGGATGCTGGTGCTTATGATGATTACTACGGTCCAAATGATACTACCGAAGAAAACACATGGTATCACTGCGAGTGCAAGATATTGTTTGACGATAGTGCTGGTACTATAGAACTTAAAATCAATGAGACTCTAGTCATAGATGAGAGTGGTATCCAGACTTTCAAGACCGGTGGAGATAGTAACAACAACTACTCCTTTGCTGAAGTAGCTATCGAGAAGGGGATCTTTGCAGGGATGGCGGTGGATGATTTCTATGTACTAGATGGACAGGGTAGTGTTGCAAACGACTTCATTGGAGATGTGAGGATTGATACTATCTATCCTGATGCTGATGGCGACTTGATAGACTTCAATCCATTTCCTGATACCGAAGACAACTACGAGTGCGTACAGCCTATACTATTTTCCTACTACAGAGGTCTCTTTCCTTTCGAGTGGTGGTGGGATGCTACTGCTATTGATAAGGATAAGTACAATGAAGGAGTTACAGTAGGTCACCGGGAGTGCTACCACCATGAGAGTCTACTGTCTCTTAATACCCCAGTACTAGCTGTGCAGCAAGTGTCTATGTTTAGGAAAACAGATGCAGGGCAGAAGCAAGTAGAGCAGTTCTTACGAATAGGTGCTAATAATTATGATTCAGGTAGAGATATAGATGTTCCTGACTTCTATAAATTCTACTATAATCCGGTGACATTAAATCCTGCTACTAGTACACAATGGACTGAGGCTACTGTTGCAACTATACAGAGCGGTATCAAGATAAATATCTAGAGGTAGTAATGCCAGCGATTGACTACAAACAAGCTCTTGGGAATCCTACTAGCTTGGATCATTCTAATATAGAAGCTCAAAATATGAGAGTGAGTAAGACTATCAAGATGGGTCTATTCACTACTAATAAAAATGCTGTGTGGATAGGAGATTACGTACTATCCAAAGAAGGGTATCCAGCAGCGAGAGTTCGGTTTCCTGCGAACAGAGAGTTGTTTAGACTACAGCCAGGAGATGTATTCAACCTAGTACTTCCGAAGTACGACATAACTTCTATGGTGTGTCGTGTTATAATGATAGAGGAAGAAAGTGTCGAGAGCGAGAAACTAATTGTAACGGCGATAGAAGAGATAGCAGATGTCGATCTACTACCAATATATGTAGAGCCGCCTTCTACTAGGAAACCAAAACTACCGAAGAGCGTAGCAGGACTACAGCATGTCAAGATAATAGAAGCACCCTACGCTATAACTGATCAGATAGCATTAATGTTTGGAGTTGGGCGAGAGTCAGGAAACGAACTAGGCTATCTGATATATATGAGTCTTGATGATGAGAACTACTGGCAGTTGGGGGATTCTAAATCGTATGCAGTGTTTGGTACTCTTGCACGTTCTTATGCTAAAACTACTACTATAGATGATACTGTTGGTGTTACTATTAACTTTGATACTGCTCAGAATATAGATCTGATACAGAGTATTAGTAGGGATGAATTATATGGCACTAATAACATTGCAGTGATAGGTAATGAGTTGATAACTTTTCAAACAATACTACCTATCACGGCTACTCAATATAAACTCTATGGAGTATATCGGGCTAGATGGGGATCAACTATGCAGTCTCATAGCAAAGGGGCTGAGTTCTACTTCTTTCCTAATATAGAGTTAGTTCAAAGATCTACTTTCGTTGAAGGTGCTCAGCAGTATTTTAAGGTAGTACCATACAGTGAGGATAGTACTGGATCATTATCTAGTGCATTATCCTGGCCATATGTGATTGCTGGATTCACTTACAAGCCTTATCCGATAGAGAACTTGAAAGCAGAAGGAAAGAGTAGGAATGCTACTTATAAGGCAGGGGAGACGATAAACTATACTTGGAATGTGAGGATGAGAGGGTATGGAACAGGAGTGGGGAATCCTGATTCAGTAGTAGACGCTGAGATTACTCATGAAGGCTCTTTCCATATAAAACACTATGCCGGGATAGGAGATAACAAAGTACTGAAGCGAGAGTTATATACTACCTTTGATTCTGATGCAACAGTCTTTTTTGAGGACTATACAGCAGCAGAAATACTATCTGACAATGGGAAGTATCCAAGTCCTATCACTACTGAGATTACAAACTACATTCAACAGGATAGTCAATTCGGTCTAGGTGTAACTTTTGAATCTGAAGCTATAGAGATAGTAGTAAAGAGACCGGGATACACGACTACCACCACGACTAGCACGACGACGAGTTCGACGACTACATCGACAACGAGTACTACCGTTACGACAACGAGTACGACTACATCGACAACGAGTACTACCGTTACGACAACGAGTACGACTACATCAACAACGAGTACTACCGTTACGACAACGAGTACGACTACTACCACGACGACTTAGGAGTAATCATGTCTACTGACAAATACGAGTTTGGTAATGTTTCGATAGGTACTACTGGATGGAATGGTATCATGGATAATAATATTGAACTATTCGATCTGCACTTGCATACGAGACTAGAAGTTACCCTAGAGCAAACAGTCGGGGAGGGTAACGCTATATGCCTAGGTCCTGGTGCTCTTGGTAGGTTAGCTAGAGCGGGAGCCGGTTCAGATAGAAAGCCATCAATAGGACTAGCTATTGAGTCAGGAGTTCCTACAGACGAGATAAGAGTACAAAGAGTTGGACCATTTACTTCTACTTCATTAACCTTCTCGAAGATCGGAAGACCTGTCTACTTACATACTGTTCAAGGACAACTAACACAAACGCGGCCAGCAAATGATATACAGTTTATGGGTATTGCTACAGACACGGACACAATCCTACTAGGTGGTAATATAATGGTAGAGGATTACCAGGTACCTAGTACGACAACTACCACGACCAGTACTACCTCAACCACTACTACGGTCACGACTACAACATCAACGAGCACCACATCGACTAGTACCAGTACGACAACTTCTACTACTACCACAACTACTACATAAGGAGAATCAACATGGCGGGCACATCAAGCGGTCTGTTGGATGAAGAGAGAGACGCAGGGGCGAGTAGCACTAACGAAGTAGCAGACACCACATTAGTAGCTAGTGGTGAAAGGAATCTTGCGGCATCGGTAGTAATTGGTAGACCAGTAGCAGGACAGTTGAATGTAGGCAAACCTGGTGTGATAACGGCAGCGCAAGGTATGGTGACGCATTCGCCGTGTATCTACACGCTGGAAGGTACTGTTCCACTGACCACGACTACTACCACGAGCACGACTACCTCAACGGTTACGGCCACGACCACGACGAGTACTACGGCGACGACTACATCGAGTACTACATCGACGACTAGTACGACAGCGACGACGACTAGTACGACAGTTACTGGATCGACGACGACTAGTACCACGGTTACTGGATCGACGACGAGTACTACCACGACTACATCGACGATGACTACTACCACCACGTAGGAGAGTGAAGTAGTATGCCT